AGAGGCTGAAGTCGTCGAGAAAAAAGGAATTGTTTCTGAAGATGTTGCCGGATTCGTCCAGGTGCTAAAAGATGCTCTTGGAGTTTCGAAAAGTGAACCAACCGGCATGAGATCAGAAGCTCCAGTCAGCGGCGCATGGGGAAGCAATAACGACCAAATACGAAAAAACCTTTCTGATCCAAATGTGATGAACGGTTTAATCGGAAACAAAATGTAAGGAGAGATTAAAATGGGACTGATAAAACAGTTTAATATATACGCACCAAAAAATCAAGCGCTGATATCGAAAGCCTTGACTTCTGCGGCTGGCGTTGGAGAAGCGCTTATACCAGAAGAGCTTGAAAAAACAATTACTGATACGATAATCAGGATGAGTCCAGAACTCGCAATGGTAGAGCGGAGACAATCTGCGAGTAAGTATCATAAGTTTGATAGAATCACAGCCCGCCCGGCGCGCGGTGGATCGATGGGAGAGGGTGCAACAACTTCTACTACCCAATCGGCAGTTGAACAAGCACAAGTACAACTCAAAATTGTGAGAAGGAAAGGCGCAGTCACAAACTTCGTCAAAGATGTTTCGCGGAAATTTATTGATGCGGCTGCATTCGAAATGGAAAATCATCTTCAGGCACATGTACTGGATTTGATTTATTATCTCCATAATGGGAATGCAGACTCTCAGTCGATATACAACGGAACCTTCGGAAGGCCAGCGGCTGGAAACGGATATGAATTCGACGGTCTGGGAAAGTTTGTTAGCACTAACAGAACCAATGAGGCTCTGGGTGGAGTAGTTCCGGTCTCTTTGAAATCGTTGGACGATATGATAGACGTTTCGAATAGAAAAGGCGGGGCCAGGCACAGACGAGTTTTCAACATGGCTCCTGAAATGCTTTCTAAGTTCAGCCAACTTTTAACTAATGTGAGATTGAATCAAGGTTTGTCGGCAGGTGGTATGACAGTAGTTGATATTCCCGGTGGTTGGAGACTTAACGCGTACAGAGATATTCCGATTATAGAATCAACATCCATGTCTCCGGTGGAGATTATGAACGCAACTGTTACTTACGCAGCTGAGGATACCGGGGTTGGCTCTCTTACAGACGATACTTATTATATCAGAATTGCACCGGTTACATACGAAGGCGAACAGGAAGCGGAAGCAGAGCAGAATGTTGTACTTGGATTAGGTGGAGCAACACAGAGAATAAGAATCAGTCTTGACAGACACCATCAGGACGTGGCCGGGAATAGTTCCGCTCTTTCTTATAGAGTATATGCAGGTACGGTTTCCGGATCGTTGTCACTTGTCGCGGTTATTTCTGCATTTTCTTATAGCGAAAATGGAACGCCTGCGGACGATTGTCTTGTTGGAACTCAGTACGGATATATTTCAAGTCTCACTCCGGGCGCTGATGTTCCTGCGCATATGCAAAATGATATACCTCTTCAAGCCACCGGTGGCGTCAGACCAGGAAATATCATGCTGTGGGATTTAGATCCGGTTCAAGGACTGGGAAAAATGCCGTATGCAAATACGGAAGGCGATAAATTTGATGGGCTCGTGACTACTTTTCCACTTGCAGTTATAGATGACTATGTTCAGTTCATGGTTAAATCCTATCCTGCGTTATGCGATAGTTTCGAAGCTACAAGCGTATTGCACAGGGGACTGCGTACAGCATAGATGGCAGTATTAACGCAAAAAGAATTTGAGGAATTCAAGGAAATAAAATCTGCGAGTTCCTCAAATAAAAAACATACCGCAAGAATAGCGGAAAAGATTGAAGTACGACAAGAGCAAATTACGGAACCTGAACCTAAGATTATGTATATTCTTATTCATCCTGAAAACGCAATTGACTGTTTGCAGAATTTTGAGGATGAAGTTACGATTGACGGGAATACGTATAAAAGAGTTTGCAGGAATGGAGCAGTTAGGACTAAGGAAAAGAAACTTGCTGACTATTTGTTAAAGAATGAATATCGAATATTAACAATTTTGAAAGGAGAAATAACAGATGGATAAACAGAGAATAAAGCTGATGATTATAGATCAACTTGGCGATCCATTTAAAAAACAAGACAAACCTTCTTCTAAAAAATCTGAAAAGAAAAAAGAAGAAGTGACGGAGGAAGAAGATAATGGCAGAAATGAATAATCTGATAAAAGATGCTATTAACAACCTATTCCCGGGCAATTCCTTATATGAGATTGGGACACTTCTCATGCAGGCCATGAATCAAAGGAATATCCGACCGCTGGAATATGTACGCTATGTTGATGCAAACGTAGTTGAGTCCGGCGATGGAAAAAGTTGGGATGGCGCTTTTAAAACAATAACAGAAGGGGTCGCGGATGTGAACACGCTATCCGGGAAAGGCGCGACACTGCTAATAAGGCAGGGATTTTATATGGAAGTTCCGCCTATTACTGTAAGCGCGTACGATGTGTTAATTCAAGCCGTAGGCCTTCCGGAAGATACCGTTCTTTTCGGAACCGGAACAGCGGGCGTGATAGCTGCATCAGCAGACGACCTTTTGAAAATTACAGGCGGCAATGTGCATGTCGACGGACTGGGTCTTTACAATCATAAAAACGATAAAGCCTGTATTGTTTTCGACGATACCGGCGGAGGTTATCACGGATCATTCAACAAAATAACGCGTTGTTATTTCAGCCCGCAAACTCAGGATGGCGTTGGATACGGGATAAAATACTCAGGTGGAAACGTTAATTATATTTTCGGAAACATGTTTTATGGTGCTAAAGAATCCGCGATACTCTTAACTGGAAATGTGGGGAATCCGACCAGGAATATAATTAAGGGCAATCATTTTGTGGGTACTAACATTGGTGTACATATAACGTCTGCGAATTACAACACTCTCATTGCCGATAACTGGTTTAGTGTAGGTTCCCAGCCCAACGAAAATATGACTAACGGAGTTACAATTGCAGCCGGGATGAACGCTGGAAAAGTAACGATTATGCGGAACATGTTTGAGCAGTCTGCTGTAAACGATGTTGATGATAGCAAGACAGGCTCAGCCGCGTTAATCGAAATGGACAATACGAACGCGACATAAAATTTAATAAAGGAGAAAAATTATGCCTTCACGCGACAGTGATGACCTAAGCCCGGTTCAGGATTCGGCGCGCAACGTTGCGTCTCCTGACGTTATCGGAAATAATCCCCGCTGTCAGCATGACGAAACCTTTTCGAGTCGTGGGGATTCATACTTCTCCTTCTGCCAACGAGCTTTTTAGAATTCGGTTGAGTGATGATTCAGGTTCTAATTTTTTTGATGATGTCATGGCAGAAAATACAGCCTGGACGCGTGAAGGTATGGCGGCTCCTGTGGGAACAGAACGTATCTTTAATAAAGGCATTCGTATATCAGGATCGGCGAAGTCAGTATCGGGCGGAAATACCGTAAAAGTGTGGCTGGAAATACAGTCAATATAATTTTAAGGATATTTGAATTATGGCTTTACCAACAGAATTGGAAATCCGCGGGATGCTTGAAGGATATGGAATTGATGACACCGTGGTAAGCGATGCATGGATTGCATCTCAGCGGGATGGGTATGTGATTCCACATATTCAAAACATTCTCGGATATACCTTGGATGCTGAAAATACAGTTACGGAGTATTATTCCGGGAATGGAACCGATACTTTATTCCTGAATAAAAAAGGCATCTCTGAAATAACCAATATCGAAACTGTGACTGGATATGATGTAACGTCCGCGATTAGTTTGAGTTCGGTTGTTTTATTGTCCGGCAAAGGTATGATCAAAGCCCGGGCCGGAGTTCCTGAATACACAGACGCGCGGTCTTTCCCAAAAGGCAGAAATAATATTAAGATAACGTATAAAATAGGAGGAGATATAACCGCCGAATTATCCTTTGTCGTGAAAGCCTTCAGTGCGATAATGATTCTTGATAACATAGAAGGCCGGACGGGGGGCGGGTCTTTATCTGTTCAGGGGTTCAGCAGAGATTTTGGAAATATGGGCCGGTACAGCAATATAAGAAAACGGTTAAACGGGCAAGCGGTTTCGATTCTGAAGAAATATAAATCAAGCGTGGTTGGTTCATAATGGCAGTTTTACCAGTAAGCAGGATGGGATCGCATTTCGAAAAGATAACAGCCTTATTGGACGCGAAATGGATGATTGATGAAAGGGGAGCCTTGATTACATATTATAAAAGAAATGAATCTGATGTATCGCGAGACAGATA